AAGCCTTATGCTGATTAAAGATGCTGAAGACACTATGAGCGATGATATGTTTGATGAGCTTATAGAAAGCATAGAACAAGCAGATACCATTATCCAGACGAGCAAAACAGATGCAGATTGAATACAACCTTATGCCTCAAGGTCAGGTACTTCAGGACTTTAACGACTGCCGTGCAAGAAACTCTTTTATTATGGGGCCTTTGGGTTCTGGGAAAACCGTACAGTGTATTCTGAAATTATTTGACATGATGTGCGAACAAGAACCTGTGCAAGACAAACACCATAAGAATCACAACGTAAGACTATCAAGAATCATCGCGGCTCGTAACACTTATTCTGAACTCTTCTCTACTACCATTAAAGACTGGCTTGAAATACACGGTGAGCTTGGGGATTTTAAACAAGGTAACAAGGAACTTCCTACCCACTTTATCCGCTTTAAATTAGAAGATGGAACCTCTGTCCATTGCGATATTATATTCATTGCCTTTGATCGCCCTGAACACGTTAAGAAAGCGCGAGGTATCCAGGCTACATGGGTGTGGTTAAACGAGACTAAGGAACACGCTAAGGCTGTTTTAGATATGCTTGACCTACGTCACGGAAGATACCCCTCAAATAAGGAAGGCTGTACGCCTACCCATCATGGAATCATTGGGGATAGTAACGCACCTGATGAAGACCACTGGTATTTTAAACTCGCTGAGATAGAACGACCTGAAGGCTGGGATTTCCATCGCCAACCAGGAGGCGTGATTAAGGACGGTGAAAATTGGATAGTAAACCCTGAAGCTGAGAACCTTGCTAACCTTCCTGCGGATTACTACAGCCGAGGACTCCAAGGCAAGACGCACGATTGGATTAAAGTTAACCTAGCAAACGAATATGGTTTCGTGTCTAACGGTAAGCCTGTACACCCAATGTATACTGATTCTGTCCACTGTACCCACATGGACTTTAAACCCGACAAGTCTGTTCCGATTATCCTTGGCTTTGACTTCGGTAGAACACCCGCTTGTGCGTTTTTACAAAGAACGGCCATAGGTAGGTGGATATGCTTCGATGAAATGGTGTTAACTGACTCTGGTGCTGTAGACTTCGCTCCTACACTCAAACGATACATTGAGCAAAACTACCCTGACTACACGTTTAAAGGCTGGGGCGATCCTTCAGGGAATAATAAAAACCAGTCTAACTCCGAAACACCCTTCCAGATTATGAGAGCCGCTGGCATTCCCTGTAATCCAACGAACTCTAACGACCCCATGAAGCGTAGAGCCGCGCTAGAAGTCCCAATGAAAGAGATGTGTATGGATGGAAAGCCTAGATTCATTGTCCTACCTAAAGCCGCGATGATTAGAAAGGGTCTTCAAGGAGGATTCTGTTACCGTAGAGTCCAGACCACTGGAGAACGATACACCGATGAACCAGATAAGAACGAATACTCTCACCCAGTGGAGGCTTGTGAATATGGCTTGCAGGGAGAAGGGGAAGGTCGTTCAGCCCTAAGTAGGGCGGGAGGTTTCGATAAAATACACACCGCTAAAATTGACGTAAAGGTATTCTAATGAGCAAAGTATTTGTTGTATTTGAGGATGATCAGGTGCGGTGGTGGTCATTCTTTTTAAAGAAAGGTATTAGGCATTGTTACATTATCAAACCCACAGGCGAGGACTTTATTGTCTACGGTAAAAATACAGAAGGGTTTGATTTGTTTACGATTAAAGACGAAAAGAGTATAATCGACAGTATCTATATAATGTTAAGCTACACGCCAAAACAGTGTAGAAGGTCATTGTTTATGCTGAACACTTGCGTAGGCCACACTAAGCAGATATTAGGAATCAACAATCCTTTTATTTTAACTCCGTACCAATTATTAAAACATCTGAGGAAGCAATAATGGGATTCTTAAAACGACCTAAAGCGCCAGAACCTACCGCGCAAGAACTTGCTGGTGTAGAGCGCCAAGCGCGAATGCTAGACGAAGAAACTGATGAGATAGAAAAGAGATTAAAAGCCGTTGCAAGAGGTAAACTAGGGTCTAAGTCTCTATTGGCTAAAGCTAAGAGTTCTACTTCTTCAGGCTCTACTTCTTCAGGCTCTATGTTATCAGGCGGTGGTAGTGGTGCTGGTGGAGGTGGAGGAGGTGGAGGAAATAGCGGCATTACTAGCAATTACGGAAGCGGCCCAACTACTAACAGAAAATAGGAAGTAATATGAAACTCCCCGCAGAGCTAGGCTCGCTACAGGATTTGAAAACAAGAGAAAAGCAAGCCTTTGAAAAGATGGCTTTGTGGAATGACCTTCTTGATGACGCTTATGAATACTTCTTGCCTAACCGAAACTTGTTTGACGACTTCTCAACAGGTCAGAAGAAGATGGATAGGATATTTGACTCTACTGCGATAGAGGCTATCCAGCAGGGCGCGAGTAAACTCCAAGAGAACATAGCTCCTATCTGGGGAAGCTGGGCCACCTTTGCTCCATCAACCACTGTTATCAAAATGCTAGAGACAGGCGACTACGGGGTGTCTGAGGAAGAAGTCAGGGCTAACCTAGAAGACCAAGCTACAATAGTATTTGACTACATTAACCGATCTAACTTTGGTACACAGTTTTTTGAACACGCTCTTGATCTTTTAATCGGGACAGGTACATTACGAATAGACGAAGACCCTAGCGATGACATGCCGCTGATCTTTAATGCTATCCCACAGAAAGGCATTGCGTTCGAGGAAGGCCCCTTTGGAAACGTAGAGACTCACTGGCGACGATTTAAAGTTAAGGCGCGTGACCTTGATCGCAAGTGGAGAGGATTTAAACCATCACAGAATGTACAAAACTTAATCGACAACCAACCCAACACAGAAGTAGAAGTCAGCGAAGGTGTGGTGTATATACCTACCTCTAAGACCTATTACGGGTGTGTGTGGGTATCTAAAGAAGACCGTATAAGCTGGGCTGAGGACTTCGGTAAGTCAAGCCCTTGGGTGACAGGACGGTACTCTAAGGTCGCTGGAGAGATTCGTGGTCGTGGCCCAGCGGTACAGGCTTTACCTGATGTCCGATCTCTAAACAAAGTAAAAGAGTTTGTGCTTCAGAAAGCCGCTATTGATCTATCAGGTATGTACACAGCAACGGACGATGGTGTAACTAATCCCTATAATATTGTTATAAGCCCAGGCGTTGTTATTCCAGTAGGCTCTAATAACTCCAGCAACCCGTCTATACAACGTTTAGACACAGGGACTAGCCTACAGCTTGTTCAGTTTGAGATTCTTGAACTGCAAAACTCAATTAAGAGGGCATTGTTTAATGATCTTCGTGACCCTACTGGTGCTGTACGATCTGCTACGGAAATTGCTATCGAGTCAAGAGAGCTAGCTAAACGTATTGGATCTGCTTTTGGAAGATTGCAGACAGAAGTGCTAGTTCCGATTCTTAAAAGAGTTGTTCATATCTTAACCCGAAGAGGATTATTGCAACCATTACAGTTAGATGGGCGTGATATTGAAATTAAGTTCCTATCTCCTTTAGCTAAGACGCAAGACGGAGAGGATATTATCAACGTCCAACAAGCTGTACAGTTTGTTTTACAGAATGCTGGTCCAGATCAAGCTAAGATAGGCTTTAAACTGGAGGACTTTGGTACATGGGTAGCCGCTAAGACTGGTATGCCTGCTGAATTGGTACGCTCTCCTTCAGAAAAGGCACAGATTATCCAAGCAGGCGCTCAAGCGGCACAGCAAGGCATAGCTAGTTCACAAGCCCCGATGCCTGTCCAATGAGTTGGAATGACATTGACCAACAAATTGACCCCGCGAAAGCTAAGAAACAAGCAGGGATACGCAAACAACATGCCGCTGATTTGGCAAAGGCTTATCACAGAGCTTTTGGAACCGATGATGGTAAGCGTGTCCTAGCTGACATGACTAGTAGATTTGTCTATAATAACGACACATCTTTTGGTGCAGGAAATATTAATTACGAAGCCGCCTACCATAATGGGGAAGCGGGTGTTATTAAGTTTTTAATCAACCAACTCAAGCAAGCTGAAATACTATAGGACTATACTATGTTAGACGAACAGGCCGCGAATAGCGATACCCTGCTAGACTCCGCAACACCAACTTTAGAAGCAGGTGAATATTTTTTAACCGATGGAATTAAAGGGACAGGCGAAATACCCGAATGGTATGACACAAAATATAAGTCTGTGTCAGAGCAAGCAAAAGGCTACTCAGAATTATCGAAGCAATTTGGTGGTTTTAAAGGTAGTCCCAAAGACGGATACGTTGCTCCCGAAGGAGTAGAGGCAGATGATGCCTTATACCAAGAGCTAACTGCGTTTGCCACTAAGTCAAACATGAATCAAGATGCCTTTGGTGAAGCGTGGGAATTACTGTCTGCTCAAGGACAGGTAGCGGAGCAATACAATCAAGAAGCTGAACTAGGTAAGTTAGGAGAAAATGCCGCTAATCGTATTAAGACTGTTGAAAGCTTTATGAAAAACAGCCTTTCTTCTGAAGACTACGAAAAAGCATCAGCGTTTGTTAACAGCGCAGACTCTATTCAGCTTGTGGAAATGTTAGTAAGGGCTACTGCTCCCGCTAAACTTCCTATTGAGGGTGGCCATAACCCTGAAGGCTTGTCTAAGGAGTCTATTGAGGCTGAAATGTTCAGGAAAGATGAAAATGGAAACTTACTAAGAAGCGTAAACCCAGAACACAACGCTAAAATTGCAAGAATGTGGGAAGCGTTTGGTGGAACTCAGTAGGCAAATAAGTAAGCAAATAAGTAATCCGTTGATTAATATAGGGTAAAAGGTGTATAATCGACACACTGGATACCCTTTCTACAAGGCCCAGTAAATTTAGGTTGAATGCTGACCAATCTTTACTGGGTACTCAGCCTCAGACCTTGAAAAAAACTTAACTATTACTCTTTTTCGAGGAACTTCTTATGAGTAAGAATCTATCGTCCGTTGCAGTCATTGAATTTGACTCAATGGTAAAACATGCCTACCAAGGCACTGGGCTTTTAAAGCCTGCCGTTACTTTGCGTAACAACGTAATTGGTGACACTTATAAATTCCGTCGCATGGGCAAAGGCCTTGCTAACCAGAAGTCTACTTCTGACTTGGTAACTCCTATGAACGTAGCGCACGAATTTAAGGTTGCTACCCTAACTAACTGGAATGCTCCAGAATACACTGACATCTTTGATCAAGCTGATGTTAACTTTGACGAGAAGCAAGAACTAGCAAGCACCATTGCGGCCGCTATTGGTCGTCGTGTTGATCAACTTGTTATTGATGCTTTAGATGGTTCTACTCCAGATGCTTCTGATATTGCACACGGTTCAGCTGGTTTAACTATGGCTAAGGTTGTTCAAGCACAGGTGGCTTTGCGCCAGCAGAACGTGCAAAACCAAAACCTATTTGCCGCTATAGATGCAGACGGTCTTAAAGGTCTTTTGAATGATGAGAAAGCTACATCTTCTGATTATCAAACCATTAAAGCTCTTGTTTCTGGTGACATTAATAGCCTAGCTGGTTTTCAGTTTATTATTCTTGGTGATCGTACTGAGGGTGGTTTAACAGTTGCCACTAACACTGTTGACTCTTGGTTCTTCCAGCGTGACTCTGTTGGCCTTGCTATCGGTATTGACATGAAGACTTCTGTAGATTGGGTTGCCGAGCGCACCTCATATCTATGTAACGGTATGCTTAAAGCAGGCTCAGTCGTTCGCGACAATGGTGGTCTGGTTAAAGTCGAATACAAAAACAACGTATAAGGAGAGCATTATGGCTTTTGCAAGAGCAGGATTATGCCGCATTGGCGGCTCTGGAACAGGTGGTTCAACTTGGCAGTATACGTCTGTTGATGAAGACTCTACTGTAGCGGGAGCAGATTATTTTATTGACGCTATTGATGAGTTAGCATTAGGTGACATTCTACTTTGTAGAGATACAAGCACTGCCGCTACACCTGAAGTATATATCACTTATATTAAAGCTCGTTCCGCTACAGCTATTCGGGCGGCTGGTGGTATAGTAGTAACTGCGTAAAGTAATATAGTAGTAAAGACTGACTGGGGGGTTCGCCCCCCTTTCTTTAATAACTTAGGATGTATGTATGGCTAGTAAAATCCAATTAATTTCTAACGCATTAATTTTAATTGGCGATCTGCCTATCACATCTTTAGAAGGCAATACTCGCGCCCAGACTGTCGCTAACAATTTGTATGACAATATCGTACAGAATGAAATGACTAAGTTTCGGTGGGGCTTTGCTCGCAAAAAAGCACAATTAGATTTAACAGTTGAAACACCAGTCGGCACAGAATATTCATCTATCTACCAGTTGCCTGCTGATCTCTTATTCCTTATTAAGATTAATCCTCAATTAAGATACGGACTCTACGGTGACAAGCTGTACTGTAATGCAAGCTCCGCTATCTACGCTGATTACATCTATAATGCCCCAGAGTCCACATGGCCTGTTTACTTTAGTAAGATGATTGAGTATGCTCTGGCGATGGATTTTGCCCCTTCTATTCGTGACAGTGCCGCCTCTATGGATGCTAACGCAAGACAGTATCTTAATGCTTCTCGCATGGCTCGCTATACGGATTCCCAGCAATTCCCCACAGTGCCTATAACAGACAGACCCTTTATTGATGTAAGGTTTTAAGCATGGCTAAGTCGAAGTTCCTGCAAAGCTCATTTGTGAGTGGAGAGCTATCGCCTCTGCTTAAAGGGCGTGTAGACCTAGAGCAGTATTACCAAGGCGCGCAAACGGCTGAGAACGTCCTTATCGTCCCTCAAGGTGGATTAAAGCGCAGGGCTGGGTCTGAGCATATTACAACGGCTCTCAAAACACTGGTTCATTACACCACCGCGTCCTATCCCCCGACTATGCCTGAAGGCGGGACAATAGCTAATATCAACGACCTTGATGATGCCACTTCTGCAACCACCACAACAAACATAGGCGTTAATGGCACAGGAGCAAACCCTGATTACGTTGTAGCTCAATACGATTTAAGCGCCACAGGCATTGCTACTAATATTCAGTTTGTAGACATTAAAAGCATATACACCACTGGTAGCACTGTTACAGGAAACCTGCTAATCCAAACTTCTACTGACGGTATTACATGGACTTTACAGCAGTCTTTTGCATTAACGACCACAGCTAAATCATTCCGAAAAAGAATTCAACAAACTATAGCTACTCCCTATGTTCGCCTAGTAAGGTCGGGTGATACTGGGGATATGGGTACGCAAAAAATACAGTTAACTGAGTTTAACGTATACACTACGACCACTGTAGCTGTAGATGTTAAGACATTTGATTTTAGCACTGAAGTTGATAGGCATTATCTTTGCATTTTAACAGCAGGGAATATGGCGGTCTATCGCATTCCACACGCAGGAAGTGGCTCTACAGTTTATATCGCTGACATTCCTACGCCTTACGCTGATGCAGATGTTTCTACGGTGCGTGATGCTCAGACTGAAAACGTCATGCTTATGTTCCAACAAGACTATGCACCACAAAGAATTATTAATGATGGTTTGAGTAATTACGATTCATTTTCGTTAGATAATATTCCCTTTCTTAACGTACCTCAGTATGACTATAATGATGTCTCTAGCCCTACGCCTACAAGCTATGTCACAACTTTAACATTAACAAACTTTACTGCGGGAGATAGGTTCCAGATAGACGTTGAAGGAGTATTAAGCAAGAACATAACATTTACACAATCTACAGCATCTACTGCCGCAAACATTGAAAGAAACCTTCAGGAAATGCCTGTCTTTGGTGATACAGGCATTGCCGTTACAGGTGTTGGCCCATTCACCATCACTGTGTCTGGCGAGTCTACAAAGTCTTTTGAATTGTGGTCAGGATTTGCAACACTAGACCTTGCTGGAAGTAACAACACGGTAGGTTTTGCTTTAGTTACTCAGGGTGTTCCTAGAAAAGAAGATGTTTGGTCGGCTACTCGCGGGTTCCCCCTTATGGGCGCATTCTACAATGGTAGGTTATGGTTGGGTGCAACAAAGTCCAAAACTCAAAGTATCTTTGCTTCTAAATCAGGGTCGTTCTTTGATTACTTTACCGAGGAAGGTGATGATGATGAGGGTATTTTTGTAACCATATCTTCTAGGAACCTTACATCGATTATTGATATTAACCCTGATCGTGGCCTACAGGTGTTTACTGCGGGTGCTGAGTTCCTTGTAACAGGTGGAACGCCTAGCGACATATCAATTAAAGCGCAGACACAGCATGGAGCCGCCAATCTTCAGGTTAAGTCGGTTGATGGAGCTACCTTATTTGTTGATCAGAATGGAAAGACTCTTAGATCGTATGTGTTTAACTTTAACGAAGATGCGTACAACAGTAATGACATATCGGTATTGTCTTCTCAGTTAATTAACAACCCTAAAGACGTTGCGGTATTAACAGGAACTATTTCGGAAGATGCTAACTGGGTCTTTATTATTAATACAGATGGTACAGGTTCTATTTTAAACACACTTCGCTCACAAGATATTAACGGCTTTACCAAGTGGATACACGGAGATAACTCAACGGCTACAGCGCAAGAACTCGTTTCCGTATCTGTAGTAAATAATGAGCTTTATGTTGTTAGTAAGTTAGGTGGAACTACCTCTTACTATTGGGTAGACAGGTGGAGCTTTGATTACCTTTTGGATTCAGCTCTTAATATTACAAACCAGTCTACCGTAACTGTTCAGCTAGGAACAAACCACTTAGATAATTTAACTGTGAGCGTGTCTGCAAGATTAACCTCAGACCCTACAGGCGATTACTATGTTCTTCCAAAGAGAGCAGTTGCCGCTGGTGGCGGAGGCGTTAACGGAACTATAACCTTAACTGCCAATGAACTATCAGCGGGGAACCTTGATCTACAAATAGGATTAAACTTTGTTCCCAAGATTGTGCCTATGCCTTTAAACACTAACTCTCAGGCTATTGCTGGTCAGAATCAGATGCGCGAAAAGAAGATAACTCGCATGAATATAAGGGTATATCAGAGTGCGGGAGTTTACATAGACGGCAACCCTGTTCCTATTAGACAGTTTGGCCTTGCGGCTGATAGTCCTTTAGGTACTTCTTACTCGTCTAAAACTGGTATAATCGAAGATAATCATGGCGGTAACGGTTGGGGTATAGAGGTAGTTCCAGAGATCACAATTCCTGACCAGAACCCTTTCCATATTCAGGCTATTGAGTACGAGGTTGAGTCTTCTTGAATGAAGTAACTACCCAGAGCGACATAATTAAGTTACAAACTGTCATGCTTAAAGGTGACACGGTAGAGTTAGAAGTAAAGCACCATTTTAGTGACGGACTGTACGCTAGAGAATTGTTTATCCCCGCAGGCGTTGTTCTAGTAGGGGCTACACACAAGACTACTCACTTGTACATGGTAGTCAAAGGAAGATGTAAAGTGTCTAGCCAGTTTGGCAATATGGATATTGAGGCTCCGTTTATGGGAGAGACAGTACCTGGGACTAAGCGGGTTATTTACGCTGAAACAGATTGCGTTTGGGTTACATACCACCCTACACATTTAACTGATGTTGAAGAGATAGAAAAGGCTTTGTTAGAGCCAGAGGATATTTAGATGTCATTTGTAATTGTAGCTAGTGTAATAGCTGTCACTACAGCGGTTAGTGCTTTTGGTCAAATCGAAGCTGGGAAGGCACAGCAAGACGAATTAGAGCGACAAGCCGAAGAAGAAAAGATAGCGGCAGGAGCGCGTGAGCTAGAACGTAAACAACAGCTTAATAAAATTCTTGCGGCTAACAACGCTAGTATGGCGGCTTCTGGAATTTCGATGGAAGGCACACCCGCAAGCATAGCACTGGAGAGCGCTACACAGATTGGGGCAAGTGAAGGAATGATCGCCTTATCTGACAAGCTTAAACAAGCACAACTTCGCAGGCAAGGAAACAACGCTAGATTTTCTGGTAGAATGAATGCCACATCTACATTACTACAGGGTGTTTCAAGCATTGTAGGCGGAAAAGCATCTTACGAACAAAGCAAGTTAAAGGGGCCGTAGAATGGCACAGAAACCAATTGGATTTTACGGCAAGTTTCAACCTACAGGCGTAGACCCTTCTTCGGCACAACGTATGCAGGCTTTGGCAGGGTTAGCTAGTCAGGTTGGTGGCATGGCTGAAGCTTTTGGTATTCGTAAGACAAATGAAGCAATTATTAAAGCCGAAAAAGAAGCTCCAGACCTAGCTAGGCAAGCAGTAGAGGATGCTCGCTCTGTCGATAAAGAAGGCAATATCATTTATGCAGAAGTGGCCGCAGTAACGGGTGCGGGGGCTAATATTTACGCCCGCACTAAAATACACGCCCAACTTGCTCAACGCAACACGGATTCAAAGGTAAGGCTTATCGAGCTTGCTGAAAAGTTTGCAGGCGACCCTGCTGGTTATGAGAATGCCTCTCAAGCTTATTTTGATGCAACTATTAACGCGGCACCTCTAGCTATACGGCAAGACCTTGTTGACGCTATGGCTCCAAAAATTGCTATTAGCCGAGCGAATATAACCGAGGCTTATCTGGTTAATACTCAAAATGAAAACATTAGCATACTCCAAGAAAGCGTAGATATTGACGCTATTGAGCTTGCAAACTTATCCCGTGACGGCCAAACGGAGCTTGTTCAAACAGAGAAAGAGATTGCAGTCCTAACTATGAGAGCTTTAGCGGAAGCTTCTCCTAAGTATGCGTCTATAGTAGAATCTGAAATTCGAGAATTAGATCGCAACATTAAACTTCAAGCTGAGATTGGAAATATTGATCGGGTTATCTTTGATAAAAATTTGTCTAATGAAGAAAAGCTAATCAGAGGCCAGAAATTCTATGAAGACTTCAGGGCTTCTGAGCTTAAAGATGTAAGCCCTACCGAAAAAGATTCAATGTTAAAGCTGATTAGTGGCAGATTAAATGATATTAGAGCAGAGTACAAGGAAGAAGCGAAAGAAATTGAAAAGGGACAGGGGATAGTAAGAGTTGGTAATATTTTAAATAATGTTAAACCTGTGGGCGATCAAATTCCTATAACCCAGAAAGACGTAAATGATTATTATGCAGAAGTTATGTTCCAAGAATTACCTTCTGACAACCCTGATATTAGAGGTGCCATGCAGGCGGATTTGGTAGCAGATACTGGTCTTGTTCCTGCAATGCTAAAGCAAGAGTTAACTAATGATTTGATGTCGCAAGATGCAGGTAGAATACAGGCGGCCTCAGAAACCATTGGCAGGTTAACTGAAATTCCAGGAATCGGGCAGAATGTTATCACCGCGCAACAGCTTGCCTTTGCTACAGAAGTGAATTCTTTAAGTCAGTTTATGGGTGCAGAACTTGCTACACAGCAAGCAATTAAAAATACTGACCCTAGCAATAAGGCAAGAATTGAAGCCAGAAAAGCAGAAATTCAATCTACAGAAGGAAAGAAAACCTTTAGTGGATCTTATAAAAATGAACTACTTGAAGAGTATGGGTCAGGATTTAATAAGAAATTTAATATAAATCAAATAGCGCAATATAATTTAGTGAGAGACTATGGAACTTTAGTTGAAAGCTATTACCTTTCTGGCATGTCTGCAGATAATGCTAAAGAGCAGGCTATGAAAAATATTAAAACAAACTACAAAGAAGGCGAGTTTGGGTTTATGAAGTTCCGTCCTGAAGACTATTATGGCCTTGGGGTTGATGATAATGTAAATTACATCAGAGATGATATTTATAATGAGCTGACAGGGCCTTCTGGAATTTTTGGACTTGAGTTAGCAAAAGAAGATATTATCTTAGTTTCTGATTCAATTACCGCAAGAGAAGCGTCTACAGGCAAGCCAACCTACACAGTAATGTATAAAGATGAAAATGGAACTTTAAATACTGCGGTATTTGCTGGGCAAGACGTAAATGGTAATGAGGTAATGCTCAATCGATACAAGCCTGACCAATTAACTGCCGAAGAAGAAGAGATGGCTATAATTAAATCGATGGCAGAAGAGACAATGAGAGCCGCCAAAAGTGGGAAGATATATAGTTCTACTCCAGATTTACGAGCACTAGCAAACTAGGAAATAAAATGGGATTTGTTGCATCACCAGATCAAGAGCTAATAACCCCAAAATTAGTTCCCCTGGCTATAGAACCAGCAGAGAAGCCTACTGTCGGTGAAATTGCAAAGGCGTTTTATCGTCAAGAAAATATTATCGGGGCGTTTGTTTCTAAAGAAGCTGGACTTCCAGATGAAACTAAAGATAACCCAGACTATGACCCTTATGGGTTGTTTACCGAAGACGAGAAGCTAGATCAAGCATTTGTCAGCAACGCGCTATACGCTGATAATGATGAAGAGTTAGAGGCTGTACGCAGGCAGATGTCTAGGGAAAGAGAGGACAGGTCTACAATGGCTGACGGTGGAGCGACTTCCTTTATTGTTGGCTTGCCTGTGATGATAGCTGACCCAATTTCTTTGCTATCTATAGGCGGTGTTGCGCTAAATACCTATAGAACAGGAAGGGGCATTTTAAAGGGTGCGGCCGTAATGGGTTCGGTTGTGGGCGTTGACTCGGCTATCCAAGAGGCGGCACTACACACGCAACAGCTAACAAGAACCTACGGAGAGTCAGCGATTAACATATCTGCTGGAATGCTCTTAGGTGGCGTTCTAGGGGCTTCTGCGGCCAAGTTAGCTACCTATGGGGTGGATGCTAAGATGCTTGCGGCATACGAAGATGTGATGAATGTTGAGCCTAAGATTGCAGAAGGCATTAATCCTACCATTGACGCGGTTACTACGCCTGTAGGCCCAGATAGCGTTGGCGCGATGAAGGTCTTTGGTGACACTCAGGTTTCTGGAGCAGTAGCTAAGAAACTAACTAAGTGGCTAGGCTTTGATCCCCTGTCTCGCACAATCACCAGTGAGAATCCGTCAACTCGGTTAATCGCTACTATGCTGGCTGAGAATCCTATTAAGATGGATGGTAATATTCTTCAGGCGGCTGAATCTTTAGCTAAAGCACACTCAGGAAAGCTAGGGGTATCACTGCAAAACAACGCCAATCTTTTTAAAGAGTATAAAGTCTCTGGTGGTGTCATGCCTCGGAAGCAGTTTAACGAAGCTGTAGCGACTGCAATCAGAAAAGGTGACAGCGATATTCCTCAAGTTAAGGCATCTGCTGATTTCTGGAATAAAGAATTATATACACCTCTTAAAGATGAAATGGTGGCACTAAAGTTATTGCCTGAAGATGTGAATGTAACCACCGCTAACAACTATCTAAACAGGGTGTGGAATAAAAATAAAGTTACAGCACGATACCCTCAGTTTGTTAACAAAGTTTCTAACTGGCTTGCAGAAAGAGATGTGAAGCTATTTGAGGATGCCAAGAGTGCGTCTGAGCGCATTTCCACAACTACAGGAAAGGCTAAAGAAGAGTTGCAGGCTCTTATTGATAAAGCTGAATTCAAGAAAGGAATGGATTTTGAGCGCCAAGATTATGAAGCCATAGCAAAAACCATTGCCCAAAGAATCCAAGGTAGTCCAGACGGTAGACTTCCCTATGACTGGAAGATGGGTGAAGGGTCAAACAGTCGTGGTATATCTGGAACTGCATTAAGAGGGCCGCTAAGAAATCGTGTCTTCCAGATTGATGATGAAATAGTGGAAGAGTTTTTAGAGAATGACATCGAAATGTTGGGCGGCAGGTATCTTCAAAGTGTAGCTGGAGATATTGAGCTTGCTCGTAAGTTTAATGGCGATGTCAACATGACCAATGAATTAAGGAAGATTGAAGATTGGTACGGCAAGAAATTAAATAATAAGACTCTTACTGAGAAGCAGTTAATTAAGTTAAACAAGCAGAGAATATCCGACAGCAGAGACATTGCAGGAATGCGTGATCGTATTCGAGGGGTCTACGGATTTTCTGAAGACAATATCTGGACTCGTATGGCTAGGTCTTCGCGAGACTTAAACTACCTGCGATTACTGGGTGGTGTAACCGTATCTAGTTTACCTGACGTTTCTCGCGTGTTTATGGCTGAAGGCTTCCTGAAAACATTTAAAAGTGGGCTTGGGCCTTTAATTAAAAACACAAAAGCATTTAAAAATTCTGTGTCTGAGTTGAAGCGTTATGGTGTTGGAACTGATGCCATCATGTCAGGTAAGTCAGATATTATTGCCGATGTAGGTGATTATGCTCAAGGCGGTACACTGGTCGAAAGAGGGTTGCGGTCTGCTACCAGTAAGTTTGGCAAGATTAACTTCTTAGATTATTGGACAGCTGGGATGAAGCAACTTCATGCTGTTACCATGCAGACCTCTATATTCGATGGATTGGCAAGGGGCGTGTTTGATAAGCGCCTAGCTAGACTTGGAATTGATGAACAATCCGCAAAAGATATGTATCTACAAGTAAAGAAGCATGGCAAAAAGGAAGACGGCGTGTGGCTGACTAATGCCAAGAATTGGGATAGGGCTGATTTAGAGACTATGTGGGGTGCGGCAGTACGCAAGGAAAGTGATCGCGTTATTGTCATTCCTGGGCAAGAGAAGCCTTTGTTTATGTCTACTGAAATGGGTAAAACTGTAGGTCAGTTTAGATCATTTATATTGTCTGCTACACAGCGTGTATTTATTGCTGGATTACAAAGGCAAGATCATAACGCTCTTGGTGGCTTTGCCTCACTTGTTGGTATGGGAATGTTTACTTATTACCTCAAGCAGAAAATTTCAGGTAGAGACGTTGCTGATTTTGATGATCCTGCCGTATGGGTTATGGAGGGAATTGATAGGTCTGGTGTTATCGGGGTGATTGGGGAGATTACCAACACAATCGAAAAGATTTCAGGAAACTCTTTAGGCTTACGACCATTATTAGGAATTGATGCGCCCGCTTCTAAGCAAGTATCTCGCACTGTTTCTGAGTCTTTATTGGGGCCATCGTTTGGTAGCCTATTAAGCACCACGATAGCGGCTACAAACGCCATAACTTCTGAAGATGAAATGACTGAAGCAGACATCAGAACACTAAGACGGCTCATACCTTTGCAGAATTTATTTTATCTGCGAGGACAGTTTGATAAAGCACAAGAAGCAGTAAGTGATTTATAACCAAAAAAATAGTATAATTGGCATAATTAAATGAGGCAAGATAATGACCGTATCGGCATTAACCACAAGAAATGACATAACAGCTACGGCATCGCAGACAAGTTTCACCTATACGTTCAGGGTTCTTGCCGCTACAGACATGGCCGTGTATGAGAACGGTGTCTTATTGTCCTCTGGATATACTGTCAACGATGTTGGTGTAGTTACAGGCGGGACAGTAACGCTTTCGGTAGGTGCAACCGCAGGGCAGATAGTAAGCCTTGTATTAGCTATGCCCTTAGATCGTACTACTGACTACCAGAACTCAGGTGACTTTCTTGCTTCAGATGTAAACGCTGACTTTGATAAGATGTACATTGGTGGTATACAGAACGAGAACTCTGGTGATCGTAGTTTAAGACTACAAGATGTAGAGCCTACAATCGCCATGACGCTTCCTTTAAAGGCAGACAGGTTAGGTAAGTTCTTGGGCTTTAATGCCTCAACTGGAGTTCCTCAGGCCATGACCGCAGGGGGAACGACTGCCCTAGAGGTTTCTTATTCACCTGCTGGTGCTGGTGCTGTGGAAACTAATGTTCAAGCTAAGTTGCGAGAGTCTGTTTCTGTTAAGGACTTCGGTGCAGTAGGCGATGGTGT